TGTTGACGATGTTGATTCCTTGCACAATATTCCTCTGTATAAGATTGCTCACAAGAACCATCCATCTACTATTTGGGCACGACAATCTAAGGAAAACTATTTGTGGTTATACGATCACTTTGTAGCTCTCTGTGATGAGTATACACACCGTTACGGTAAGAGACACCTATGTGATACCAAGTATTCCGTAGTCCTCTCAGAACCCCCAATAAACTTGCCAGATGGTCCGTTTACAGAACCACCTCAATGTATGCCAGATTATTGTAAGATTGAAGGAGATAGTATCGCTTCTTATCGTCAGTATTATATGAATGAGAAACATACAATAGCTGTTTGGAAAGATGAATCAAGAAAGCCAATATGGTATGAGGTAAAATGAGTTTAGGTTTGATGCTTTTTATTATTAGTATAACAAACACCATCACTATAATAGCTATGGCGATGTGGTTGGATAAGTTAGAAAAAGATGAGCAGGAAGACACCTATTATTATGAAAACAGAATTTATGATAATGACGATGATGAAGATGAAAATCTAAACAATTATAAGTGGGAAGATTGATAAGAGGTAAATAAAATGAGTGGATTATTTTATTTTTTAGTTGGTTGGTTTTTTGCTATTATGTTTAAGAAGGTTGTCTCTACTCAACGCAACAAGAATAAGCATTTTAGTAAGTGGAAGATGGTTAACAATTGGTCGGAGGGAGGAAACTCTGTAAGAAGAAACGTAAGTGGTTTATTTAAAAAATAAAAATATTATATATCAAGTATCATAAGTGTCCCTCTACTATATTTATTAAGTAGAGGGATTTTTTTATTTGGAGAATATACTTATGGCGTTTGATAATTTTTTTACAGAACTAACCAAACCTGCAGTGGATACAGATTATTCTGGTATATTTGGCACAGATGCACAGGAGTTTTCATTAAGTGCTGATTTAAGGAGTTTGTCTGCAGAGAGCACTGAAATTGTCAAATGGGTTCGTTATAGATTGGGTGAACCTAAGTTACCTGTAGAGTTGGATAATAATCAAATATTTGCTGCTTTTGAAGAGTCAAATATTGAATATGGATCTGTTATTAACAAACAACAAGCTGCTAATTGGTTAAGTAGTTTATATGGTTTAAATGGTGATTTTAGCACACAAAATTTAACGAATAAATTACCACACCCAACCCTTGATTTTCTCATGAGAATGGCTAACCCCTACGCAACCGAGGCGGGCGTAGGTGGTGTTGTTAATCAAAGAAAAGCAAAAGTAACAATAGAAGTTGGTAAAACTGATTATAGTTTACTAAAAGATTTTGTAGATGAAGAGTCAAACACTAGCGTTGAAACTTACTTAAACACAATTAATGTTGGTAATATAGATGTTAGAAATGTTATGCACCACGAGCCATCATCTATATATAGATATTTTGACCCTTACTCAAACGCTAACTTAATGAGTGCAGAGTTTGGGTATGAGAGTTATAACACACAAACTGTATTTTATATGTTGCCAGTATACGCAGATGTATTAAGATCTTCTCTCTTAGAAACAAACGATAGAGTTAGAAGAAGTAATCACACATATCATATAGCTGGCGATAGAATAAGATTCCTACCACAACCAGCAGTTAACACTACAGTTTGGATTGAATATACAGCTAAATCAGACCCATTTAATCCAGATTTTGCAGTTGATAGCGGCGATCCTAGTGTAAATGGAATAAATAGTGTTCACAACATACCATTTACAGATATAAAATATGAAAACTGTAATGCAGCTGGTAAATCTTGGATAAGACAATATTGTTTATCTGTTTCTATGGAAATGTTAGGAAGAATTAGGCGTAAGTTTTCTTCCATACCTATTCCTAATGGAGAGATTCAATTAGATGGTGATCAACTAATACAAGAGGCAATAGAAAGACAAACAAGATTAAAAGAGGAGTTAAAAGAAGAACTTAGAGAACTTAACAATGTTGAGTTAATGCAAAGACAAGCGGATATGGCCGAAGCTATGCAAAGACAAATACAGTTAGTTCCACAACATTCACCAATATTAATGTTAGGATAAAAATATGGCAGGCAGAGATTTACCCTCTAGTTCCACCGGTGATCCCAACTATGGATTATTTTTTACTCCTAGAGATATGTCGTTATTTAATGACTATTCTACAGAATTATTGGAAATCATCGCGCAAACACAAATAAAATACTGGCAGGTAGAAAAAGATCTTTCAAATCCAGATGACATATATGGAGAAAGTGACTCAAAAACAACTAGAACACCTGTTTTAATATATTGTTGGATAATGTTGGAAGAACCTGTTACTCAAACAGGTCAATATACAACTGAAGTTAGAAGAAATATTGAATGTTATATGCATAAAGATAGGTTAAATGAGGTTGGTATAACACCAAGAATAGGTGACTTTATTGAATATGACAATCAATATTTTGAAATAACTTCTTCTGATGTTCCAAGAAATGTATTTTCATATGAACAAACAAAAATAGGTGTGATAGTGAAATGCATTTCCGTCCGTGAAGATGTATTTAATGGTAATAACTCTTCTGAACATGGTGAATCAAAAGAATCTGATTCTCAATATCCTTATTAGAGATTTTAAATGGCAGATAGAAAAAGTATAAGATCAGAATCAATAGAGGTGGATGAGGTTAATATTTTATCAATAGATAAAGCTGTGTTTGATTGGTTTGATAAAAAACACCCAACTATGATAAAAGGTCGTAAAGTGCCTGTTTTATTTGGTGGTTGGGAAAGATTTGTTCAGATGCAAGGTAATAAGGAAGATGAAAATCTTAACAACCTTAGAGATCATAAGGGTATGTTAAAACTACCTATTATATCTATTCGTAGAGGTGATATAGAACCCAACAATGATAGATATAGAAAACTAACAACAGATGGTGAACCAAGTATAGTAATAAAAAAAGAAATTGCAAAGAGTAAGTTTGATAATAGAAGAGTTCCTTTTAATACACCATATGTTGATGATAATGGTATACCGAGAGAAGAAGCTCCTGTTTATGAAGTTCATAGAATGCCTTTTCCAGATTTTATAAATGTTCCTTATACGATAACTTTTTGGTCATCTTATATAAAAGATGCTAATTTATTTAGTGATAAAATATGGGGTCAATATTTTATTGAAGATATGGAATATAAGGGTTTTTATTTTTATGCTAAATTTAATACTTCAAGCAATGATAGTAATACACAGGATTTTTCTGGTGAGGAAAGAATTATTAGAACCACTTATGAACTGCAATTAGAAGCATATTTATTGAATAAGGCAGAAATAAAGATTGATAGAACACCTGCAAAGATTGTTATGGAAGAAAATGTTGTTAATTCAGACGAAATTGACCTTCAAGGAAAAACATTAGATGATATAATAGGGAGTATAAAAAAAGTTTATACTGCATAATTTGGGGAAGTTATAAATGGCGTTAGTAAGTGAAATTCAACTTCAGAATGGCGTAGTAGTTCCAGAAAAAATAAATGATACTAGGGTTTTTACAATGGCTGGCCTTAGTGCTACTCAAGCAATAGCTATTGGGGAAACACTACCTATAGATACAACTGTTAATCAGTTTGTAATAAAGAGCGGTAATAACATTGGGGTTTCTTTAGATTCATCAAACCTAGATGGGTCTGTTGATTTTACTATGAATAATGATAGTAATATAGCGTGGAATATCAATGTTTCTAATGATAATAACGATTCTTTTATATTAAGAGGTAAAGATATAACAGACTCTTATTTTACCCATCTCTCAATTACTAAAACTGGTAATTTTGGAATAGGAACATCAACTCCTTCAACAAACACTATTGGCGACTTCATAGCCAACAATTCTGCATCAGCCAACATAACCTTAAGAAACACAACAGATGGAACAATATTAAAGTTAGGTGCTGAAACAAATAAAATAACTCTAGGCTCAGAGAGTAACAACAATGTAGATTTAAAAGTCAATGACCTCACTGTTGGAACATTTTCTAGTGGTGGTTTAGATTTAGCTGAAGGAACTCAATTTACAGTAAATGGCGTTCAAGTTTTAGGTGGGTTTGCTGAAACATTGAAAGGTTGGCCTTCTTTAACTGTTACTGGTTATGATGCATATAAGATTTATTTCTTAGATTTAGATGAACAAAAATATGTTTGGGATATTCAGTATGCTAAAAGAGTTATGAGAAAAACAAGTTGGTATAATGAGTTAGGTTGGCCTACACAATATGGCTTTTTAACAGTTAGTGAAAACAGAGATGAAGTTAGATGGATTGATAGAAGTGACACAGGAACACAAACTTATATATCTTTTGAAAGAGCTTCGGGTAATGTTTTAGGTAACTCCATTGTTAACGATATATTCTTTTTAGATTTTATACTTTATATAGCTACAAACGAAGGTCTTATAATAGTTGATTTTATAAAAGACCAAATGACAAGGATAGACGGCACACCACAAACTTATAAGTGGGACCAACCAATATCTGATAGAAACTCTGGTAATGGTAATTGGGTTGTTACTAATAATGCGTCTGGTTTGCCAGATTCAAATGTAAACGATTTAAGTGTTGTTAGAGATCTGTTAGGTGAAGAAGATCTGTTTGGACGACCTTACCACTATTCAGCAATTTCTACGGGATCTGGAACTGATGGCACCTCAACTGGTGATATAGTTCTAATGAAACCTTCGGAACAAACAGAAAATTATATGTGGATAAGTCAGTTGTCTAAAAACATTAAGGGTGGTAAAATATTAAGAACAGATAATATGTGGTGGATAGTTGATGGAACAACAGAAGACCAATTATATTTTTCAGATGAAGTTAATGAAATAAAAACTAATGGTTATGGAGAATATTATTTCTCACCATCTCAAACATTGGGTAGAAAATTAATAGCAAATTCAACAGATCATCTTAATTTATTAGAAGGATTTCCTCAAGGTTTTCTTGATGGAAGTGTAGCTATTTTTTCATATGCTGAAAGTAATGGATTATATATTATACATAATGACTTAAAAAAACCAAATGAGTCTGCTCACATAATTGTTCGGAGCGATTATATAACTCCTTATATGAAAGCTGATAGAGTTGCTGCATGGCCTTTGGGTGATTTAAATGATGTTAGTGGAAATAGTTTAAATCTAACAAACAATAATACAGTAACATTTAGTAATTCATCTGCTGTTTATAATAACAAAGCTACATTTGATGGTATTAATAAATATTTATCTGCTAATAGTTCTAGTTTTTCATCTGGAACTGATCCTTTTATGTTAAGTTTATGGGTTAAATCAAATACAACATCTAATCCGGGGTTGAAAGTATATCCAATTCAATTTTATGACACAGCAGATAATTTTATTTCTTTATATTTTACTCAATCTACAGGATATATAGGTATAGAAGTTCAAGATGGTAGTGGCTCTATAACAACATTAGAAACACCATACGACGCATATGACGCAGAATGGCATCATGTTGTTTTACAAAGAAATACAGATGATGAATTAGTAGAGTTTTGGGTTGATGGTATTTTAATAGGATCTTCTGCTTTTGTAGCATCTGCAGTGTCTAATCCTACAAACATATCTATTGGTGGCAATTATGATCAAACCGCAATGTTTAACGGAGAAGTTTCAAGTGTTTATTTCGGAAAACAATCTTATATGAAGAGAAGAGAAATACAAGGTGATTATTATAGAGGTAAAAAATTCTTAGATGGAATGAACACAATGTTAACCTCTAATGATATTGACTCAATAAAAGTAGATATAGATAGTGGTTTTTGTGCAGTTGTTGTTGATAATATAGTCAACTTTGTTGATGTTAAAACTGGTTTGGTTTATTTTGTAGATAATACAACTGGCATAGGAAGTGTATTAGACGCAGATATAAGAACATTAAATGGAGCTTTTGATCCTCACTATCTTGTAGGAGCCACAGACGCTGTTAAAATATTTGCAGTAAACACCATTGTTTCATAGGAAAATCAAATGTTAACATATTCAGAAAGATTAAACTTAAAAAGAGTTTTAAACGCCACTGGTGTTAGCACTGGTGGTAGAGATAATATTAATGTTGCTAATCCTTTAAAGTGGGAAGTAGCAGAGGATGTTATATGGTCAGTTGGTTGGTGGCAAGCCGCCGATGGTAGTTGGTGGTTACTTGTTAAAGCAACCGATGTTGATAGTTTCACTAGAGCAGACGCCGATTTCTATATCCCAGCTGGCGATATTGCGGATGTTCCCCAATCATAGGAGATAAAATAATGTATAAAGTTCTAACTTTTTTGTTTCTTTTTCTTGCCACCTCTGCAGAAGCTCAGTTTGGTGGAGTAAGAACAGTTATAGATACACAAAGAGTAGTAAATAAATTTAGCGTCTTTAAGCTCTCAGAAGGTCAAAGATTAGTTGCACCTAAAGCTCTTATTGATAGTATAGGATATAATATAGAGTTAATTGGACCATTAGCTAATATTGATAGTTTAAATGCTACTGATATAGTTTTAACTAACTTATTTTCAGCGAATGCAGAAATAGGTATTATAACAAACACAACAAGTATATCTTCACCAAGTGCAGATATTGAAAACGCAGATATTAATGTTTTAACTAATGAAACAAGTATGTCTTCTCCAAGTGCAGATATTGAAAACGCAGACATTAATGTTTTAACTAATGAGACAAGTATGAGTTCACCTTCTGCAGATATTGAAAATGCAGATATTAATGTGTTAACTAATGAAACAAGTATGAGTTCACCATCCGCGGATATTGAAACAGCTATTATTAGAACATTAGATAATGATGAAGTTGGTGCAACTGCAAACATACTTAAGGCTGTGATAACCAACTCTACTACTACTGGAAGTAATACTACAAATGATACAATAACAAACGCTAGGATAACAACTTTAACTAATGTTACTTCTATGAGTTCACCTTCTGCAGATATAGAGAATGCGGATATTAATGTTTTAACTAATGAAACTTCTATGTCATCTCCTTCTGCAGATATTGAAAACGCAGATATTAATGTGTTAACTAATGAAACCTCTATGTCTTCACCAAGCGCAGATATTGAAACAGCTATTATTAGAACATTAGATAATGATGAAGTTGGCGCGACAGCAAACATACTTAAGGCTGTAATAACAAATTCTACTACTACTGGAAGTAATACTACAAATGACACAATAACAAATGCAAGAATAACAACTTTAACTAATGTTACTTCTATGTCTTCTCCAAGCGCAGATATTGAAAACGCAGATATTAATGTGTTAACTAACGAAACAAGTATGAGTTCTCCTTCTGCAGATATTGAAACAGCTATTATTAGAACATTAGATAATGATGAGGCTGGTGCAACCGCAAACATACTTAAAGCTGTAATAACAAATTCTACTACTACTGGAAGTAAAACCACAAACGACACAATAACAAATTTAAATGTAGAAACAAAGTTGGTAACACCTAATATTAATGGTAGTTTAAATGGAACCGCTTGTAGTAATAAAGGTGAAATAAAAACAGATACAGCAGATAATAGATTGTATTTCTGCAATGGCTCAACTTGGAATGTTATTGCTTATGATTATGATAAAGATGGGTTAACTGATTTTTTGGATCAGAATGATAATGTGGATTTTACAGCAGGGTCAGCCGTTGCTACGGATGTTTTGAGTGGAAAAACATTCTATACAGGAAGTGGAATGATAGAGACAACGGGGAGTATCCCAACTTATAATGGAAGTATTTCTAATGGTGGTAGTATATCAAGTGGTTCATATACACCAGCTAATTTTCCATTTACATTACAAACTGATGATGATTATGTAGATAAAAACTTAACTATTAACAACCCAACAAACTTATCTGCAACTAATATAAAAAACGGCGTTACAATAGCTGGTGTCACGGGTAATTTTATGAATGGTTCAACAAATGGTTTAGCTGATTTATATTTGGCGCCCGGGCAGCCGGATTCGGGTGTGGGTAGATTAGAAAACATATATGTTAACCAAGTTCCAGAATATTGGGGTTTTTATGATCGTTTTGGCACTGTTAGACTTGGCCAAATGCCAAAGTTTTTTGGGCCAATGTATAGTGGAGCCTCTAACTTAGGTTTATCTGGAATAGATAATGATAAATATAGAGATGGAACTTATGAGCCTGATTTCTCCGGCGGTAATGTTACTATTAACACAAGATTTATTCCCGTAACTCACTCTATTGGAGGCCAAACTGACACATCAACATATAATCGTGGATCTTTGGTTGAGCATGATATAATACTAAAAGATGATCCAGATTTAATAGGTTCTAATATAGCCAAACAAGCAACTATTTTTGGAGTAACAGGAACTATACCTACTTATAATCTATTTGCAACAAACACTCCAGATGGTTATGATGGTATTGTTAGTGGAACTTCTGGAAGTGTTATAGCTACTGGAACTATTACGGCATATCAATTACCTTTTTATCTTAATACTGATGAGAAATTTGTTGATCAAAATTATACAATAGGGGCTTTGACAGGAACCGGAGATATTGACGCTACTGGGGCTTTTATTCGTCAAGGTTATGAAGCTTGGGCTTCTAATGGAACACTTGTAGATGGAACATTAGAATCTTATGAAATTAGTGATGAGGGAACTTCAGTAGGTGCAGGAGGTGGGTCTTTTTCTGTTACGCCGGGTGGATCAAATACCCTACCTTTACACTTTAACACAGGTAACAGGTATGTGGGTTCAGAATTAACAGTTAATGCAATATCTGGAGCTAATGAAACTATTGCCGGTAGTTCTCAAATATTAAATGGTTATGACGCTTACGCCGCTAATGCATCTGTTATTGATGGTAATATGACCAATCATGGAGCACAAAGCTTTACTCCAACCGCCGCAGCCCAATCAATAACTGAAGGTTATTATAACGGAGCTGGAAGTGTAGAGGGGGATGCTGATTTTATTGCTGCTAATATTATAAGCGGGGTTAATATATGGGGTGTGGCAGGATCAGCTGTGGTAGAATCTCACACAGAAGCCACAGCTGCTGAAAAAGAATTTACCCAAGCTGAGATTAGTTTTTGGAATGGGGGCACATCTCAAGTTCAAGATTTTTCTTCGGCGGTTTTTAATGGTAAATCAATAACTGGCAATATAACACTGAGGAGAGACACAGATCTTCAACCATCAAATTTTTTAAGTGGTGTTACTATTTATGATATTCCGGGCAGTATACCTACTTGGAGTATTACTGATCTTGATGGTGGGTCCGGAAGTTTAGGAACGGTTGCAACCTATCAATCTGGAGCCACCACCTTTCACTTAAACACTAATGACAAATATGTTGATGGTGAAATAACTATAACTGGTGATGCTGATCTAGCAGCTGGTAATATAAAGAGTGGTGTTAATATTTTAGGAGTTACTGGCGCTTACCCAAGTGGAAGTTATCCCTTACCGGGCTCTTCGCAGATGACTGACATATCTGCAGGAGTTGTTTTAGATGACTATGAGGGTTGGACACAAACTGGGGCGAGAGTTGAGGGAACTATGCCTAATAATGGCTCTCAAACTTTCAATAGTGATGGAACTAAAAGCCCAGGATACTACAGCAGTCTAGTTGTCAATGTAATAGCAGCGGGCACTGGTGATGCCAATGCTGGTGGTGCTCAAATTCTTAGTGGTTATGAAGCTTGGAACGAGTCTGGATCTTTGGTTGACGGCACCATGCCTGATCGTGGCAATACAAGTTTTACTCCTTCTACAAGTTCTCAAACTATTGCCGCAGGATACTATAATGGAAGTGGAAGTGTTGGAGCTGTTAACACAACTATTAATATGTCAAATAATGGCCAAACTGGTAACTATCAAACAAACATAACTTTAAATAGTGGTAATATGACTACTGTAACTGCGTCTGGAGCATATAGTAATCAAAGCACTTACAAAGTTGGTTGTGCAAGTTGTAACTCTGAGATTCACACCATAACTGGAAGCGATAATGTGGGAGATATTAATGGAAGCGTTCTAAATGGAACAAAATATTATAGAAGGAATGGTAATTCCTTTTCCATCGCGACTGGATCAATGCCTGACCGTGGCAATACAAGCTTTACTCCTTCTACAAGTTCTCAAACTATTGATGCAGGATACTATAGTGGCTCTGGTAATGTAGGAGCTGTTAATACAACTATTAATATGTCAAATAATGGTCAAACTAGTAGCTTTCAACCAAGCATAACTTTAAATAGTGGTAATATGACTACTGTAACTGCATCTGGAGCATATAGTAATCAAAGCAATTACAAAGTTGGTTGTGCAACTTGTAACGAAGGGTTGACTTCGACATCACCGGCGCAGATATTTGTTGGTCAGACTTTTACGGTGACGGCAAATAACGGAGAAACTAGGGACGTTTCTTGCACACCGTAACATAAATAAATATTTTATATATAATGGTGGTTTTTCTGTAAGATGTGATCCTTAAATTAATGGAGAAAAATAATGGAAGCAGAAAGTTTCGGATTTTTATTAATCCAAATAGTAATGATTTCAGCTTTAATAGAGAGAGCAGTTGCTCAAGTTAAAGCTATAATATCAAATAGTTTTTTTAATAAACCATGGCCTGTAATAGCTTTTATTTTTACAGGTGCTTTAGTATGGGCTTATGATTTAAAGATTGTTGAAAGTATTGTTATGTTAAAACCATCTGATGTTTTATTTATACCCGGTCAATTTTTTGATTACATTATAACTACACTCACAATGGCTGGAGGATCTTCTGGTATTGTGGATCTAATGAAATCAATTCAAAAGAAAAGACAGGAGTTGCATGAAGTAACAATCAAAAAAAATGGGTAAACACTATTTTTATTGGGGAGTGTAGAAGTATTTATTATATATAAAATCTTTGGAGAATACTACAAATGGCCTTAATTAGTGAAATACAATTACAAAATAAGTCTATACTCCCAGTAAAATTAGATGATACACAGAAATTTACCGCTGCTGGACTAACAGCAACGGAAACATTAGCTGTTTCAGACATTGTTCCTGTTTCAGCTAGTGGTATGTTAACACTAAAAAATAGTGGAAATGTTTCTTCTTATTTTCAAACAACAGCTGTTGATGGTGATGTAGATTTATTTTTAAATAATGACAGCGATATATATTGGAATATAAAATTATCTGGTAGTAATAATGATGCATTTTTAATTAACGCACTAAATTCAGATACAAACCCCACAACATACTTTTCCATAAATAAAACAGGTAATGTTGGATTTGGAACAACTAATGCAGCATCTGATACAGTTGCTGAATTTGTTTCTAATAACTCTTCCTCTGCAGCAATTCAATTAACTAATAGTAATGACTCTACTTCAGTTAGAATGGTTTCTGACTCTTCAAGTGGTTCTATTGGAACTAAAACTAATAACAAATTTGGTATTAAGGTTAATGATATAGATCAAATTTTTATAGATAATTCCGGTAATTTGGGCTTAAGTAATCCCACACCATATGGAGATAACACTTATGGAACTATTACTTTTGGCGGAAACTCATGGGTTGGTTCACAAATTTCAGAAGCTGTTAATAATGATCTTTTTATTATCCAGAATGCTTATTTGGACACATCAACTTGGACTAGAATCACTGATTTAAGTTTAGCTACAAAATTAACACAGAATGCTTCTGGATGGAGTTTTCAAAACTCCACAACAAATACTGGAGCTATTACGTGGCAAGACTTATTAACATTAGATAATACAGGGAACTTAACAGTTTCATTAGGTAATTTTGAAGTTACCACAGGAACTGCTACAATTACTGGAAATACGGGTATTGGTGGGGCTTCTACTGGTGATAAGTTATATGTTGTTGGAACAACAAAATTAACTTCAACTCTAGATGTTGGTGGTAACACAACAATAACAGGTAATATATCGCCCGAGGCTGATGGAACAAGAAATATAGGTTCTGATTTAGTTAGATGGGCTAATCTATATGCGGACAACATCAGCGTCACAAATGGTATTAATGGATTAATAACTAATGATGCGGCAAATAAAGTTTTAACCTCTAACAATGATGGAACCGCTAATGCAGAAGCTAATTTAGGGTTTGATGGTTCAACTCTATGTGTTGTTGGAGATATAGATGTATCTACTACATTAATAACAGGTGGAAGTATAACAAGCGGAGGAAGTGTTACACCATCAGTTGATGGAACAAACAATCTTGGAACATCTTTATTAAGGTGGGGAACATTATATGTAGATAATATTGGAGATAATGGTCAAGCACTAGGTGTTGCTGCTACTACACTTTCTTTTGATACAGCCGCAACAATAGATACTAGTGGGGCAAATCAATTAGATATTAACACCGGAACAGCTAATCTAGCAATTACTTCTGGTGATGTTACTATGTCTGGTGGATTGACAGTTGACACTAACACTCTTGTAGTTGATTCAACTAATAATAATGTTGGTATAGCAACAACACCAAATGCGGCATATTCATTAGATGTTAACGGTAATATAAACTTAAGTGGTGATCTTTATGTTGGTGGTTCATTGGCTGTTTTTAGTAATTGGTCAACTAATGCAACAACCATATACAGAAATTCTAATGTTGGTATAGGTGATTTTAGTTCATCAGCTCCAGCATATAAGTTGGATGTGGATGGGCATATTAATATATCAACTGGCAATACTCTAAAAATAGGCGGCGTTGATGCGGTATTTAGCAACTGGACGGAAGATGGTAGTGGTGACATATATAGGGGTTCAAAAGTTGGTATTGGAGATAATCAATCGGGGTATTTTAGCAATCAAGGACTTGATGTTAGTTTAGAAGTTGTTGGTTTCGCTAATGGGGATGCTGATTTATTGAGATTAACGAACTGGGAATTTTCCGCATTAACCACTGCAGCAGCCGTGCTTCAATGGGAGTTAAATTCAACTACTAATACTAAATCCATAGCTGGTGAAATGAAAGTTGGTAGAACAGGAGATTGGAATAATTCATCAACCGGCACTATGGATGCCTACATGAGTTTTGAAACAAGGGTTGATGATGTCTTAGCTGAAAGAATGAGAATACATACAGATGGCAATGTTGGCATAGGTGTAAGTAGCCCAACTGAAGCTTTGGATGTTGATGGAAACATTAATATATCCTCTGGTAATACTCTAAAAATAGGTGGAGTTGATGCTGTTTTTAGCAACTGGACGGAAAATGGTAGTGGTGATATATATAGGATTTCAAAAGTTGGCATAGGTGATGCTGGATCAGCGGGTTATATTAATAGTCAAGGAATTGATACTAATTTAGAAATTATTAGTAATTCCAATGGAGATGCTAATTTATTAAAATTAACAAACTGGAAGGCCGATAATCTCACCGTTGCATCAGCTGTGATTCAATGGGAGTTAGCCACTACCTCATTTACCTATTTAATAGGTGGTGAAATGAAAGTTGGTAGGTCGGCTGATTGGTCCGCTGGAACACCTAGCACTATTGACTCCTATATGAGTTTTGATACAAGGGTTGATAATACTTTAGCTGAAAGAATGAGAATACATACTAATGGTTTTGTTGGTATAAATCAAAACACTCCAGCATATACACTAGATGTTGATGGTGATATAAATATATCTGCAGGTAATACACTAAAAATAAATGGAGCAGATGCTGTATTCAGTAATTGGACAGTTAATGGCTCAGACATATATAGAGATTCCAAAGTAGGTATTGGTTCAACAATAAGAGGTAATGTTTTTTATAATGGAACACATTCTGCTGTTCTTCAGTTAGAAGGAACTGATTTTAACTCAACTATTTTATCACAAATAGTTAACTCAACATCTAATTATCCATCTCATGTTTTAGCCAGATCCAGAGGAACATCTGTTAACTCTAATGTTATTGTCGCAGATAATGACATATTGGGTGAAGTTACTGGTCAAGGGAACGATGGAACAGATTTTATACATGCATCCAGTATACAATTTAATGTGGATGGATCACCAGCAGCAAATGTAATGCCGGGTCGTATAACCTTTCACACAAATAATGGAGGAACCGGCGTAGCTGAAAGAATGAGAATAGATAGCGTTGGCTCAATATTTATGGGAGGAAATCATTTATCATCAACACCCGGAAATGCAATTGTAGCTGCTCCTTATGGATCTGGAACTGATATTGATGGTGGGGATTTTAATATATACGCTGGTCGTTCTACAGGAACAGGAACTGGTGGTGATATAATCTTATACACATCTCCTGCAGGTGTCTCAACAGGAAGCGGTGTAAACTCTCATATTGAAAGAATGAGAATAACTAGTGATGGTGATGTTACAGTTTCTGGAAATATTGAATCTTCATCAATGATGGCCAGTTCTTTTACATCTCCAACAAACGCAGTTAATGCTTCAAGTTGTGTTGATATGGATACTATTTCTATTACAGCCAATCACACAGGTGTGTTTGAGATATATGTATCACTAAACCCACAACCATCTGTAAATACATCATTATCTGATTTTTATTATGGTAGAGTTATAGTTGGTAATGGATTAAATGCATCAAATGTATTAACACAATATATTAACTATATAGAAGAGTCACCAAACCCAAGAGATTTGTATGATTTTGATGCATCAAATAATACGACCTTAATAACAAACGCAGATATTGGAGTATTCATGCTTAATGGGGGAGTTGAATATGAAGAGTTAACCGCGGGAACTGATTATACTATTCGTGTAAAAGTTGATAATTTAGAATCTGGTCAGGAAGCTTCTTCGGATGTTAAAGTAAGAATTAAAAGAGTTGCAGACATATAGGAAAATAAAATATGGCTAAATATAAAAATCTTATTGATGTTGGTAACTTAAACATTGATACTAACACATTAACTATTGATTGTGTTAACAATAGAGTGGGTGTCGGTGTTGTTGATCCTTCATACAACTTTACTGTAAAATCTCCAGCAACAGGTGATGCAACAATTGCCGCTTTTGTTAATAATAATGATGGATTAAATCATGTTTTCGGAAAAGATGCTAGTAATAACGGTTATCAACGAATCTATAACTCAGCTGGCAACGCTTGTGTTCAAATAAACTCTAGTGGGGATTCTTATATTAATGGAGGTAATTTGGGCATTGGTATATCAAACCCATCATATAATTTAGATGTTACAGGTGATATAAACTTTACAGGAACCTTAAATCAAAATGGAGTTTCTTTTAATAATGTTGATGATGTCGCATCAATATCAACGGTATTTTTTTTAATGGGAGTATAGATAATGCCAACAGCATATAAACCTTTTCACACACAAGGAACTACAGCAGTAACAACTTACGCTACACTTTATAATGTTCCAGCTTCTACTGAATCTGTCATATCAAGTATTGTTGTTTGTAATACAAACACATCAGCTGCTACATTTAGAGTAGGTATAGATGATACAGCTGGCGATCCGTTAATTACCAATGGTGAGTTTTTAGTATATGATGCTACAATTGCGGCGAATGACACAATAACACTTACATTAGGTGTTGCATTAGATGCTGGTAAATATATTAGGGTTTCATCTTCTGAAAATACTGTTTTATTTTCTGTCTTTGTTTCGGAGATTTCTTAATGGGTATAAGTTCTATAAGAAGTAAATATACACCTGCGGGTTCAAATAGAGAAATACAAATTAACGATAACGGTGTTTTGGGTTCTTCAAGTGGTTTTGTTTTAAATAGTTCTGGTAATGTTGGCATAGGAACGGACATGCCAACAGCACCTTTGCACTTAATTGCAGGAACGCCAAGTGCATCAGCTGATGCGTTTCATATTAGCGATGGCACTTACACCAACATTGCTATGTATTCTGGTGCTGCTGATGGTGAAATCCGCATTGGCGCGGCTGGCCAGCTCCGCGGTCGTTATGCTGCGCAATATGCAGGCACTCGCACAGGCCATAATTTTTCATTAGGCACCAACGACACCACGGCAATCACGATTGATAACTCACAGCGCGTCGGCATTGGCACGACCGACCCATCTTTCCCTCTTGAAGTTGAGGCAGGCAGTGGTGTTAGTGGTTTGATGGTGGGTGGAACTGCAGGACAAGTTGAATTACAGGGTGATGGGCAGGTATACGGTTATCAAAAATTAGACGTAGCATCAGCAGGTTTGCAGATCAAAGGATATTCGGATGGCGGTGGGGCAAAAACAGAACAAGCCAAAATGTTTTTGACTCAAGAAACCGCAGGTTCAGCAGGTGGTGAGATTAGGTTTTATACAAATGACGGCAGTGCAGTAACTGAACGCGCACGCATATATAAGAATGGCGATATACGGTTTATCGGCACAGCTACAGATGCTTTCTACTGGGATGCATCGTCCTCGCGACTCGGCATAGGCACAGCCTCGCCAGATGGCACTCTGCACATACATACTGGCTCGGCTGGGTCAGTTACTGCCCATGGCTCGGCAGACGATTTAGTTATCGAGCACGCGAGCGATGCAGGACTGTCAATTCTAACTCCAGCAGCAAATAATGGTCGAATTTATTTCGGATCGCCCACCAATAATGCATACGGCCAGATTGATTACGATCACGCAACGAACGACATGGTGTTTGCTACCGCTGGAGCTGGTAGGCTAACGCTCAACGCATCTGGCAACATGGGGTTGAACGTAACGCCCAGTGCGTGGCGATCGACCGAGAGAGCATTACAGATAGATCGTCGTGCGGCTCTTTATGCCGATTCGCACGTTACAACTGCTCTCGCAAATAACTTATTTATTAATAGCTCTGGATACGCTCTAATAGAGGCAGATGCGGCATCTCAGTATATCCAGTATCAAGGTGAACATATCTGGCAGACAGTGGGTAGTGGATCAGCAGGTGCTAATGTTTCGCCCTCAACACTCATGACGCTGACTAGTGCAGGCAACCTTTCGATTGATACAGACACTTTATATGTTGACGCAGTTAATGACCGTCTTGGCGTAAACCAAGCTTTACCTACAGCGTCACTTACAGTGCAAGCGGCACATAACTCATTACACACAATGAAGATTGAAAATGCAGCTGGTAATGTTGTCCAAGAGACTTATATAAATGGCGATGGGGATGGAGCTTTAAATATTAGAAACGCAGGTGGTCTTCATAAAATGCAGTTTAGCACCTATGAAGACTCGTTTATTAACGCAGGTTTTAATTTAGGCATAGGCACGAACTCGCCAACGACTCTTCTTGAGTTGAATTCATCCTCTGGCCCAGAGATAACAATACAGCGTGATGATACACTGATTGCCGTGGATGATTTAGTAGGCGGCATCCGTTTTAGTAGCAATGATGAAAGCATTGCGTTAGGGACACCACCCCATTATGGAGCAGGTATAAAAGTTAAGTCTCAAGGCACTGTTGGTTATCAAAATATGCTTCTCTACGCAGGACAGAACAATTTGGGATATGAAAACGACACGCCCTCACTGCGGTTAGTGTATAACGGCGATGTGAATTTTTACGATAACTCGGGTGCCGTTGCCATGAATTGGGATGCGCCAACAACGTCGCTCGGTATACGAACGGCCTCTCCAAACTTTCCTTTACAGGTGATGGGAGAGGTTTTTGCAGGAGTGATGCCCGGTTTTGAACAATCTGGTAAATTTTATCTGGGCAGGGGTGACGGAACTGGCACGGATGTTCGTTATCACTATATAGAGGCAAATAATTCTACGACAAAAGCAAGTAACTACCTCTCGTTTAACCTCCATACAGGCGCAACCACGACAAGCACTTCTGAACTTTTTCGATTGGAAGCGGGTCCGGGGTCTGGTGCGGTAAAAACAGTTAACATAGCTTTTAGGGGAAATTCAATTGAAAACTACACTACAGCTACCGACACCGGAAACTTGTGGGTAAACTATGAAGGATACCAAGGCGGCACAACTTATTTCCGTGATTTTAAAGTCGGCAACGGTAAACAATCGGTTATTGCTTTCTTTGACGGTTCAAGTGGCAATGTTGGCATTGGAACGGATGTGCCAGATACTTCACTTCATATTTCTGGAAGTGGCACTATTGTAGGTAAGACTGTTTCTACGAATGGATCGGCTGTTTGGCAAGCTGATTCTATATCTACCGAAGCTTCAATATTATATTTTACTACAGCCGGATCTCAAGCTTGGAAATTTCAAAAAGCTGCTGTTACTGGTAATTTAGAAATAAGAAACTCAACTGACTTAACAAAATTTACTATGTTGGATAATGGTAATGTTGGTATAGGTGTAACTTCTCCTCCGTCATTACTAACACTTAAGGATGGTAATATTCTTTTAGCGCATAGCTCTACAGATGTTGATGGTGGTCACGGAATATTTTTTCACACTACAACTAATAATTGGTCTGAAGCTGCAGCACACGCTGCAATATATGGTAAAAGAGTAGATGGTAGCAATGGTTATCTTAGATTTGACACAAGAAGTGGTGGAACAACTGCTGAAAGAATGCGTCTTGACTCGTCTGGCAATCTTTTAATCGGCTATACATCGTCGAATGGCAGTTACAAGTTACAAGTCAATTCTCAGATTTTTGCTACCAACGCAACTATTGCTACGTCAGACGGACGATACAAAGAGGATGTGCAGACGCTATCCAACGCTACTGATTTAGTTTCGCGCCTCAATCCTGTTCAGTTCAAGTGGAAGGCCCATGAAATACACAATTTAGACGTTGGTAAAACGGACGTTGGTTTTATCGCGCAAGAAGTGCAAGAGGTGTTGTCCGATACTGACTACAGTGATTCCGTGGTTGTTACTAACAAAACAGACGATGAGGAATATTTGGGATTAGGTGAGACAAAGCTAATCCCGTTGCTGACAGCTGCACTGCAAGAAGCAATCACAAAAATAGAAACCCTTGAAACCAAAGTAGCCGCACTGGAATCGGTATGAGGAGAATAGACAATGGCTTACCAAGGCAATGCCGAAACTAGTGATGTTCATACCCAAGTATTAAGATTAATGTAAATAAAAGGATATAAAAAATGGCAATAAATAGCTTATCAACATTAACAGAGTTTCCTTCTTTATGGTCTCAAAATGGAACTTCAATTTATTATAATTCTGGAAATTTGGGAATAGGGTTAAGTAATCCGGGATTTAACTTAGATGTTGTTGGGGATATAAATTTTAGTGGTGATTTGTTGCAAAATGGTGTTGTTATGACCTTTGGTCAGTTTGACACAGATGGTGACGGAACTAGTATTGTTTATAATAATGGTGGTGAGGTTGTATTAGATAAAATAAGAAGTAATACTTTAGGTGATGGTGTTTTTACTATAAGAGATTGCACAAACTCTACAGGAAAGTGGCAAAATAGAATAGGAACTGATGATTCGTATAATTTAGATTATTATAATGGTTCATCTTGGTCAAACTGTGTTTTTGTTGACACTATTGGATTAAATGTAAACGCAACATCTGGGGAAAGATTATCTATAAGAAATGCTAGTGGCATATCAAATAATGAAGATTTAGGTGGTGTTTCTTGGATGCAAGAAGGTAGCACTGGAACTGTTGTTGGTAATATTTTTATGTTGGGTGATTCCGATGGAGGAACAACAGGAAGAGGTAAAATGTTTTTTGGAGTTAGAGGTAATGACTCTAATCAAAGTGCAATATGTCAAATGTCATTAGATAGTTTTGGTAATGTAAATATAGGTGGTAATTTTAATTCTTCTAGTAAACTTTATGTTGGTAAAACATCTTGGGGTATAAATGAAGCAAATCCTCTTGTAAACTTTGCTGTAACTGCCTCTGGAACGAACGGAAGTGGGTCTTATACAAGTAGAATAATGAAACTATATAGTGATGGATCATTCACTTCAGAGGTAGACAATGATGATAATATAATAGGTTTAGAAATAGAGATGGATGTTACTGGGCCTGTTAATAAAATACCGTTACGAATTACTGGTGATAACAATTATAATTATGATTTTACCTCTCAAAGCAATGGGGTTACACCCGGAACAAGATTAGATATGTTTGTTGGTTCAAGTGCTGGTGATTTTTCTTTTAGTAATTCTGGTGGAGAGTTATTAAGAATAAAGGGAAGTGGTAATGTTGGCATAGGCACGGACTCGCCAGAGCATACTCTGCATGTAAGAGGTTCGGGCAACGGTGCAGTTATTGAAGTTGAAGATACGGCAGCTAACGGAAACCCTGTGTTCCGATTGAAAAACGATGCACAAGAATGGCAGTGGCAGTTGAGAGGTGCAGAGTCTGATTCGCTTGTAGCGTGGGACGTTACGGGGGTTACAGGTCGGCTTTATTTAACCACAGCGGGCAATTTGGGATTGGGTGCGTCCTCGCCAGTTAATTTTTCAAACCAGACTTCTCTTACAGTAAATGGAACATCAGTAGGACGAGTAGACGTAAAAGCTAGTGGGAGCGGTGGCGGTGCAATGTTTGGAACATCGTCAGCATTAACAATGCAAGCTAATTCTGGCGTAGCATTAAATTTAGACTCCGCATCTGGACAGCCTATTACGTTTCAAGTTGGTAGTAGTGAGAAGGCACGCATCACGAGCGCAGGCGTTATGCAAGTGGGTGGTCAAACAGGCACATTGAAGTTGGGCAACGATGGAACGTATCATGGGACGATTGAATGGGAATACGCAAACAACGAATTAGCGCACACCATCAACAATGTTGGAGTTCATACGTTTAATACAAACGGTAAAGAAGTGGCGCGATTTACTCAATCTACTTCTAATTCGGGTGGATTAATTCTTAAAAGCAATGCAGGGAATGATCTCATCGCTATGGGGGCAGAGGGTTCTGGTGGTAATGAGGAAAATGGTTTCATTGCAGGTTATCAGAATGGGACACAAAAATTTTCAATCGGTGCAACAACAGGTCCGACATGGTTTAATACAGGCCAAAATTTTGGCATAGGCACGGACTCGCCTTCATATCCCTTACATATAGCTAGATCGGCTGGATCGACCTGCACACTATTAAATCTCCAATCTTGCACAAACAGTTCAGAGGGAAATAGAGTTCAACTGGCTTTTTCAAGCCAAGTCGCACTTGATAGTCAAACACGGATTAATGCAGCTATTGATTCTATAACCCACAGTGTCGCCTATTCCCATTACGGTGATTTAGCATTTCTTACTATGAATGCAGCAGCCCTTACTGAAAAAATGAGAATAACTAGTGATGGTAAGGTTGGCCTTGGTAGTAATGCACCAGTTTACTTATTTGATATGGGAAGTGGGAACGCAAGAAATATTAGAGTTGGAACTAGAACATTTATTGGAAGTGGATATTCCGGATCATCAACTATACTAGGTTATAATGTAATAGCGGATGAGTCAACAACAGCGACTAATAGAATGATTATTACAGAAACATCAACTGGCAATGGTTTGCCAGCCGCTATTAATATGTTTGCTGGAAATATGGAGTTTCATACAGCTCCTTCGGGAACAATAAATGATGAAATGTCATGTCTTAGGCTTAGAATTATTAATGCTGGAACTGTGGAGATTTATAATGCAGCAGATCCAGATGGAACAGAAGATTCTTTAAGAATATATGCACAAGATGGAGATAGTAGATTTACAGTAGGTAATAATGGAGCAAACCATAGTGCTGTAATGAAACTTTCAAACAGCACCGGAGCTATTACTCATTGTCTAAACTCTCATGGTGGTATTGCTTGTCATAATGGATGTGTAATATCACCTACAGTTTGTGGATCAACTATAGTGAAAACAAAAACTCTTTGTGTTTGCGAAGGAACGTTGGCGGCGAGCCACCCAAGAGTTTTACTTAATATGGATGCTTGCAAAACTGATGTGGGAAGTGAAACTGCAACTTGTTTTAGAGTATCGGTTAATGCAGATAATAATTGTTCTATAATATACACCGGTGATACTGCTAATAATCCAGCAGTTTTATGCACAACTGCGGCACACTTTAGAGCATGTGGACCTATTGGAACTCAATCTTGTTTTTGTGGAAAACAAATTGTTTTATGTCAAGAAGGCACAGGCAATGAAATGTTAGCATGTTTTACAAGACACAATAGTGGGAATGCTGATAATCACTTCCATAAAATAGATGTAAATCCGGATAATAATTTAGTTACGTTAACCTCTAGTGGAACTAATGCTGGTGGTTATTGTATGTTTTGTTATGTAAACTCTAATTGTTTTACTGCAAGTGTTATTGTTAAAGGCCCGATTTTATGTGCAACTACACAGGTTACAGCGCCTCAAGGTTTCTTTTCATCAGCTACTATACCTCTTGCTATCCAAGATCCCGGTGTAGCTACGTATTACTGGTGTTTCCCTAACAATGATACTGTATCTTTTCATCCTAACACTACATCTACAAAAACTCTTTATTTCTGTAACGCTGGAACTGGATCTATGAACGTTTGTGTTGAAGGGTGTGTAAAAACTCCTGTTTTTTGTGCAACTAGTTGTTCTTATATTGGCGAATCACGTATGGGTGCAGGTTTCTCTACATACACAAACGATGGTTTGTTTAGTAGTGATGCAAGACCTTCTTCTATGGGTCTTCCTAATGGATCAGAAATGATATTTGGTTATTACTCTGCCGGGAATGGCTTTTATTGGGGTCGTGTGGCTCATAGATCGCATGTTGACAGTCTGGGTGTATATGGGTCGTCTGGTTCTATATATTGTCAATCATGGGGCGCACGCAGTGCCAACGTTTTTACTGTAGAAATAGCAGGAACTGATAGATTAAAGGTTGATGCTAATGGTGTGTGTATTATTGGTCATTTAAATTCTAATCCAACGGGATTGTATAATGTTGTATTAGGGCCAAATAATTTTGGTAACTCAACAACAGGTTCAACTAGTAATGTTGTTGTTGCGGATGGTGCGGCGTTGGGTGTTACAGATACAGACAATAGTGTTTTTATTGGGAAAGGATCTGGTGGCGTAAGTGGGATAAATACAGAATTGCAAACAGGAACTGGTAATGTTTTTATTGGTTACGGCGCAGGCCCAGATGCGGCTGCATCTAATTATCAAGTTGTTATTGGTGGTGATTATGCTGTTGGTAAAGGCAGCCAGACCTCTTTCTTGGCCCCTAGCTCCGGAGCTTATCAAGGAAACAATTCTGCATCTTGGTCAACTACATCTGATGAAAGATTAAAAAAGAATATTGTTGATAATTATCAAGGGATAGAGTTAATAAGTCAAATTAGAGTAAGAAATTTTGAGTATAGATTAGAAGATGAAATAGATGATGAGTTTAAACAACAAAAGATACAAAGAGAAGGTATTCAAATAGGTGTTATAGCTCAAGAGTTACAAGAAATATTCCCAGACGCAGTAACAGAAAAATCAAGTGGTTTGTTGTCTGTAGATAATGATGAGTTGTTTTGGTATATGATAAATGCAATAAAAGAACTTAACGATAGAGTAGAACAATTAGAAAACCAAACACAATAGAATAAGAGTAATAATATGGCCAAGTATAAAAATTTAATAGATATTGGTAATTTAAATATTGATAACAACACACTAACTATTGATTGTGTTAATAACAAAGTTGGCATAGGCACGTCCGAGCCAACAGCCACTTTAACAGTGGCTGGCCCAAACACTCAAACAAGTCTGGGCGGACCAAATGCACTCAATATTATGGATGGCAATGCTGACAACGAGTTTGTCACCTTGAATTTTCAAACGGGTGCAGGTGGCCCCTTAGCCGCTATAGGCGCAAAAGCTATTACTACTGGCGTGTATCCCAACACCGTTGGTGAGTTGCATTTTGCCGTCCAAAAAGGCGCCGCACGATTCACCGCTATGGTTATCGACGAGGATCGACAAGTCGGCATAGGCACGTCAGTTCCCGAAACAAGATTACACATCGGTGGGACATCACAATTTATAAAAATGGATTCTGGAGCAACTACTCATTTGTATTTGGGTGGTGAAAATGATTTTTTTGCTCTATCTCACAACAGACACCCATCGACTGGAGTGATTGATAACGCTGCTTGTGGTGTAGGTGTAATACAATACGAAAACGCAGTTGGGTGGTCATTTTCCGCAAATACAGGTGGAGCATTTACTAATCGTATGGTTATACTTAATGATGGCAATGTCGGCATAGGAACGACCTCGCCATCTTCATATTCTGCAGACGCTCGCAATTTAGTCGTTGCTTCAAGTGGTAATGGTGGGGTGACGATAAAATCTGGAACAACTTCTACGGGTAATATCTTTTTTGCGAACGCTGAAGCATCTGCCTCAAACAATGGCATAATCCAGTATAACCACAACACTAAAGAGTTTAGATTTGACAATTACGGAACCAATCAGTTTTACAGTTTTAATATACAGAACAGTGAAAAAATGAGAATAACTTGTGCTGGTGATGTTGGCATAGGTAGATTTACCAACTTGCAAGGTAAGTTAGATGTTGATGGTGATTTAAGAGTAACAAGGGAAATCGCAGCTAACACCGCTTGGGAAATGATTTCTTTGGGTAGTGATAGAGGTATAGATGATTATGGTGGTTTATATAAAGATTATTGGAGAATAAATGTTGTAACTCCCGGACCCACAACCACTGGGGAATCTGATGATCATAGATTTGGTGACTTGCGTTTTTCTGGTGTTACGGGAGCTAACACCACTTACGCAGACAGAATGACGATAAGATACAATGGCAGGGTTGGTGTAGGTGTTAAGGTTCCAGAAGCTACTTTTCATGTTGAAAGATCGTCCGGAACTACGGAGTATATAGCTAAATTTAAAAACTCAACAACAGCTACTCCATATACTGTGTATATTCAAGAACCATCTGGTGCAGCCACTGGATATCCATTATTAAATGTGGCAAGCGGTGATGGATTAACATCCTTTCTTCGTATAAATTCTGGCAATGGTCATGTTGGTATAGGTAAATCTCCATCACTAACATATGGAACAGATATAGTTGGTGATGTTAATATAACTGGAACTTATTATATTAACGGATCACCTTTTGCTGGAGGAGCCAGTCAATGGAGCACTACTGGATCTGATATATATTTTTGGAATCAAGTTGGAATAGGGACTGACACAATAGACTCTCAAAATATACTACACTTAAAAGACGCAACAAATGGATATGTAGGTATAAGAATGGAGGGTAGTGGCTCTTATAATCACAATTGGTCTATATATGCTAGTGGCGATGGATCAGGTAATGAATTCTTAGGTATTTATGATGCAACTCAAAACTTATATAGATTTCAAGTTAATGAACTCGGCAATATTGCAATAGGAGTTACTCCTAATGAAAATTGGCTTACCTCATGGCGAGTAATTGAGATAGGGGCAGGTAGTGGATTAGGTGGAACTATTTTTACCAACAACGGAGGAGTTTCTGGTCAGATAGGTATAGGTCAAAACTGGTATTATAATCAGAGTGATGGAAATAACAAGTATGTTTATACTGCTCCAGCAAGCGATTATATTCAATATAATGGAACTCACCAATGGAGATCAGCTCCCTCTGGAACATCGGGTAACAATGTAACCTTAACACAAAAAATGTTTATAAATTCTGATGGATATGTTGCAATAGGTAATCATAGCCCATTAGCTCTTCTTCATCTATTGGGATCTTCTGAAGCTTCTAACACCGAAATCAGAATTGAACATAGTCCTTCTTCAGGCTCCGCCACTTCGAATATTCGTTTTAAGCGCGATGGCGCAGATTTTGCATATGTTGGAGGCGCTGCAGCTAGTATTAGCGGAGCCAGTTTAACGGATTTAGGGTTATCTGTTCCGAGTGGAAAGAATATTATTTTTGGAACGAACACGACGGAAAGAATGAGAATAACTAGTTCTGGTCTTGTTGGCATTGGCACTGATGATCCAAAAGCTTTATTAAATATTAGAAAAGGAACTGGTGGAACTGACCCTTCTTACGCAGCAGATGATTTGCTTATATTAAGAAATAACACAGCCTCTGGAGATGGTGCACGCATTAGTATAATAGCAGGTCTTACATCTGATGCCACTATAGGGTTTGGTGATGAAGATTTAAGAGATGCAGGCAGAATAGTTTATAATAATATTAATAATTGTTTGAGATTTGGAACAGCGGGTGTTGATGATCGCATGACAATAGATAACACTGGTAAGGTTTATATTAGAACTGGTAGTTTATATCTTGATGGTTCAAATAATTTATATTTAGGTGACACCTCTGTGAATGGAGCTGCTGCTATTAACCTTCAATCAACAAACAGCAATACTAACTGGCAAATAAGACAAAACAATGTTGTTGCTGGTGATTTAACTATTACACCATCAACAGCTGTTGGCGGAACTACATTTACAACGCCAACAATGTCTTTTGTTGATAATAGAGTAGGTATTGGTGTTAATAATCCAAACTCTTCATATAAATTAGATATATCCGGCGATGTCAATATAACCGGAACTTATTATGCTAACGGATCACCAATTGCTGGCGGCGGTAACCCTTGGTCTACTAGCGGCTCTGATATATATTATCTTAATAATATATCTGTTGGAACATCGGCCGCGAGTGAGGGTATAAGATTATGTGGTAGAATAGTTGCAGGAAGATCTAGTAACAGTTCCGTGGCCACTCTTTGGCAATCAATTACATCAGATAACTCTGCATCAATAACAAATAAATCTTGTCAAGGATCACTTCTTGTTGCATCGCAGAACGACGCCGTTTCAACTGATTTGCAAGGGTTAACACAAGACCAATGGACGAGCATCGACTTTGCTGGTCTTTGTTCTGTGGCTGGATCACATGGTGGCGGATTTACAGGCGCGAGAATAGCTGTTCAATATCCTTGTATGGCTCAAGACGGATCGGCTGTTTTAAATAGTGATTTTGTTTTCTTACCAACAGATACATCTAACAACTTTTTTGAAGCTATGAGAATTGT